GCCCGCAATTTCCTGCAGGCGCGCCTTGCCCCGCTGTACGATGCCGGAAAGCACGGAATCATCGGTCACGTTCGGCAGATAAGCCTTGATGTCGTCGAGCAGAAGAAGATCGGAAATTTCCGGCACCGCAAATCCCTCCTTACGCCGTCTCTGCTTTGGTCTTGACGGTGCCCTTAACCTCGCCGACGTCCACGACCAGGTTGACCGGCTTTAGGTTGGTGATGTCCAGGTAAAGGAAGGCGTTGTCGTCGAGCGGGCGGCCGTTGCCGTACAGCTTGGTCTTATACACCCGCTCATCGTCGAGGAACCGCACGCTGTCATCCTCTTCGATCCGTCCGCTTCCGCCGCCGGGGCCGAAGCCGAGGAAATACTGCTCCGGGATACCCAGGATCGCCTTGTTCTGCGCCACCGCCGCCGACTGGATCACGGTTGTGGGGAAGGGGAACACATCCCGGCTGTATGTGCCGTCGGCACTGCGGACGGTAGTGGCGGGGAACACCTTGGTAAAATAGTCCGCCGGATTTACCACAAAGATGACGTGATCCACCGGGCGCGCATCGCCGTTACGATCCTTGGCAAGCCTGGCCAGCAGGCCGCCGAAAGTGACTGGGGTCAGATCCGACACGGCCACGGTGTCCTTCTGCGGATACACCCCCGCAGAAACAGACACGTCGTCCGATACATCGCGATCCATGCCGATCGGCTGATCCTTGCCGGTGCCGGTGATGATAGCCTTTTCCAGCCCCGCAGCCGACGCCTCCGCCAGCGTTTCACGCACATAGGCGTCCACCCACCGGGGGCCTGCCTCGATCATGTCCTTCGAGATCGGCATGAAAGCGGTCAGCTTGCAGAGGGTCAGATCCATCCGCTCGATCGCGCCGTCCAGTTCCTCGGTGATTTTGGAACCGAGCGCCCCCCATGCCGCGAGCTGGGAAACCTGTTTGTTCACCAGGATCCGGGTGAGGGTGGACGTGTTGCGGAACTGGATGACCGCAAGCAGCGGATGCTTCTTCCGGATCTCGTCGATCACGCTGTCGATGATGGTTTCGGGGAAAGCGTCCGGCAGGCCGGTAAAGGCCGCTTTAAAATCGCCGGTTTTAACCGCCTTGCCCCATGCGTTATAAAATTTTGTTTCCTCCGCGGTGAGCTGCCGGATACCGCGGCGGGAAAGCACCTCCTGATCCTGCGTCCTCTGATACTGCCGGAAGTCCTCCAGCACCTCCGCCTGTACGCCCGCGGCAAAATCCGACAGCGCGGCGACAATAGCGCCCGGATCTTCGCTTTTCATAGCGTCTCCGAATTTACCCAGCAGTTCCGCCTGGATGATGTCTTTGTTTTTCATTGCAGTCCCTCCATTTTTTTGAACGCCCGCATCAGGCGCTCCGCATTGTTTTTTGCCTTTGGATCCGGCGCTTCCGGGGCGGGTCGTTTCAGGGATGCCGCCGCCTGCCGTTTCGCCGCTTCCAGTGCGGCGGCCGGGTCGCTGAACAACACCTCGTCGGCAAGCCCGTATGCGACGCACTCTTCCGCATTCAGCCATGTTTCGGCGTCCATCAGCTCCCGGATTCTGTCGTCGGAAAGCTTTCCGGCTGTCTTTTCTGCATAGGCCGTCCGCATGGCGTCCCCGATCTTTTCGAGATCATCTGCCGCTTTGCGCAGCTCCGCGGCATTCCCTGCGGCCACCGTCCATGGATTGTGGATCATCATCATAGCCGCCCGTGCCATGAAAACCCGATCGCCGGCCATGGCAACGAGGCTGGCCGCCGAACAAGCGAAGCCGTCCACAAACACGGTAACAGACCCTTGATGCTGTTTCAGCAGGCTGTGGATCGCGACGCCCTCGCGGACATTTCCGCCGCATGAATTGATATGCAGATGCACCGGTATGTTCGGATCCGCGTCCGCCAGCCGCTTGTGTACGGTTTTCGCCGAGGTTTCGCTTTCCCATCCTTCGCCGGAAAAGCCGCGCCCGTCGCTTTCGATGTCGTCATACAGATAGATCTCCAGCACGTCCTTCTGTTCGATTTCCCTCACCCCCTTTCAATGGCGCGATCTGCTCGTAATTTTTGGTTATCCAGTGCTTCCGGCTCCACCATTCGTTCAGCGGCTCTTTTCCGAGCGCCTGGCGCAGCTCATCGATGCAGAAAGCGCCGCTTGCGATGAGCTTGTCGATTTTCTCCGCCACCTCAAATATATCCTCGTGCAGCGTGGCGGCGGTGTCCACCGACAGATAGCTGCCGGACGCAAAAAGCCGCGCCCCGTACCGCTTCCGGGTGATCTCCTCGCTGATAAGGTCGGCCAGCGGATCGATACAGAAGGTCAGAAATGTGTCTGTAACGCTCTTTAAGTCCGCCACATTCCCAAGCAGAAGGGGCGGCGGGATCTTCAGTGCAAGCGCCACGTGTTCCGCAGCCTCGCGCATGATGTTGGTGATGTCGGTCAATTCGGAGGTGGATTTTTTACTTCCTTCGCCGGGGATTTCCTCATACTCCATCCCCCTCGGAAGATTGAGCACGGCGTTTTCCTCGCTGAAATAGCGTTTAAATTTATTGCGGAACAGATCGTCCAGGCTGGTGTCGTCCTTGTCCGTCCCGCTCGCTGTTTTGGCAAGGCGTACAATCCCCTTGCGCCCGCCTGCGCGCTTGTATTTGCCGATTGCCATATCCAGCAGGGTGCGATACCCAGAGGCCACGCCGGACAGTAGCGCCCGCACGTCCCGGTTGGCATACCGGAAATACAGCACCTCGCTTGCCGGGAATTCCCTCCAAAACTTGACGTCCCCGCGGTAGACGCCGCGGAATATATCCTCGCCCGCCGGGTGTTCTTCCCGGCAAAAGCCATCGGCGATCAGGAGCTCTCCGCCCACATCCAGGATCAGGGCTTCATTCTGGTAAAGCAGCTTGGAAAGAAATTCCTGGAGGAATTCGCTGCTGTTCTGGTTGCGGTTCGGTTCGTAATTCCAGAGGTAATACTCCTCCCTTTTTACCGGCTTGCCGTCCCAAAACGTGCGGAATTCGCATTTGCTGAGCGTCCCTGCAATAAGCTGGATCGCGAGCTGTAAATAAAATTCCTCAAAGGCAAACAGGCAGTAACGCCCGCTTTCTTCCTCGGACACCGCCGCTTTTGTTTTCCCGAAACCGAACAAGTTTCTCAGCCAATCGGCAACAGCCAATCCGCCACCTCCTCAGTAGGCATATACGTCGAAATCCATATCCGCGCCCTCTGTGTCGCAGTCCTCCAGCCCTCCGCTGATGCACATAGCCGCGACAAACGCCATAAACCCGTCGGTTTTTCTCGATTTCGGCTCAATTTTCTCATAGGTCATATTCCCGTCCTTCGACATGGAGATGCAAGCGTTGTTTGTGTACCACCGCATCAGGGGGTTGTCCCCCCAGGCGACGTTGTGATTGGCAAAAGCGCTGGTTATAATCGGCGCGTACAACATCTGTGTGCTCTTGCGGATGAGCCGGATGTTGTTTCCGCCGTCTTTGTCCGTATCAAACCCGGCTTCCGCAAGCGCCCGCGCCAGCAGGGTGTACCGGTAGGTATCCATGCCAAGGGC